AATTAGCACTGCCAGCCTTGAGATAAGAGGCTTTCTTCTTATCCATAACATTTCCTGCCTCTACGCCCCACAAAGTCCTGTATTGGCTTCCTATGCCCTCTGTGAAGGCACTGATGCCAGCCCTGTGAGTGTGTCCACAGACTACAGACTTGCCGAACTTCTTAGCCAGACCAAGAGCTGTGAGTCCAGCATTGGAGTTCATCGATCCTTCATCGCCATGGACTAAGACCCAGCCTCTGTGGAACTCGTAGGGCTTTTTGTGAAAGCGTATCCCCAACTCATTGAAGCCCATAAAGTTGGAGTAGTCGAGTTCTGGAAGTCCGATGAGGCTAGGAGCTCCTCTAACGAGAGTGTGGTATAGACGATCTGTGTGGTTGGATCTAGTGATGTCAGTCGTTCCGAGATCCCAGAGGATGTTTTGAGCCAGACTTCTGTCTGCATCTAACTGCCCCTCATACTCTAGGTGTGTGCCTTTAGCCCACTTTGACTGGCTCTGCATATCGAGCTCATCACCGGTGTTGAGAACTAAGTCGAACTTCTCGCGCTTTACTAACTTAATAAGATTCTTAACTGCTTGCTCATGATGATAGGGGATTTGTAAATCCGAGATCACCAGGTATCTGCGTTTAGTCATCGTCCTCATCTTCGTAATCGCCGAACTTCTCTGGTTCGACTGGATCAGGCAAGATCCAACGCGGATAAGATGGCACATCTGTAATCATGAATAAAGTGATGCCCTCTGAGAATCCCGCTTTGCGTAAAGACTTGTAATACTCATGCAATCCAATGCAATAAGCATCAAGCTTTGAGTAACCTTGTTCCTCTAACTGCTTAGTAGGTTTTCTTGCCATGGCAAAATTATCGCTCTAGTAAGATGTTATAGATCTCATCGACACGCGCATGGAGTCGCTTGATTTCTGCTAGCAAGTGAGTAATGACGAAACCCGAAAGACCACCAAGAGCCACGATGGTTGCGATGTAGAGCTGAAAGAAATCCGACTGTGTCACTTTTTAGGGCTCGCGTATCCGAATACACCAGATAGCACAGCCCAGAGGATTGCGCGGTAGTCAAGGTCAAAGTTGCTAGAAGCCCAAGCAGCTAGGAATGCTCCAGCAGCAAGGATTGCAGGGTTCTTCATATTCTTCATCATTCTCCGCCTAACATAGATACTTGATAAAAAGCCCCATCATTGTCAGCTTCTTTCTTAAAACTGATATGGCAGTGCTTAGTGTGTTTGTTAGCCCCTGTGTACTTTCTCCAACGCCAGTTAAGGACTTTGGAACAGATCCGTCCATCAAAAATGATGTAACTAATACGCTTCTCTGTTTTAGACTTGCAAGCGACACGAAGCTGATCTGCAAGATCTGGCATGATGTCTGGCTTCGATCCTTTAAAGAGATCACGATCGACATCGATGGCACGAACCCAGCCATTAACATCAGGGTTATGATCTGATACACGATGAGCGTGTCGGGTATCACCGATCCAACCATCCGATGTGCGGTCACGATCTGGGAACGAGTCATCTATCTGCTCTCGTAATTGGATTGCAGCCTTAGAAAGCTTTACTTTCATCCAAGTAACAGCTTCGCTTCATCTTCTGTAATGCCTAGTTTTGCTAATAAGTCAGATTTAGCAACCTCGGCTGCTGCCTTGTCTGCTTCTTCCTTAACCTTAGCCTCAGCGTAAGTAAGTGCATTTGCCTCGCGTTCTGCTGATTCCTCAGCAGTCATTTCACGAACAATTTGCTCGCCTGTTTCATGATCGTAAATACCGATTTGATTTGTCATTATGCTGTTGCCAATCCGTAGATGGATACTGTTCCAGTGATGTTTGTTGATGATGAAGATAGAATGAATCCTGTATAGGTTCGAGATGCGCTAGCTCTACCGCCAAAAGTACCCTGTGACTCGTTCACGCCTGTCATTATTTGACCATAAAAACAACCAAGTTGGTTTGAATTACCAACCAATGAAAAATACATTGTTGCCGTTGATGGTTCTGTTGATGCACCAGTAGAAGCAGCAAGAGTCATTGCAGTTGTATTTGCACTAAAGGTTGTTGTCAGTGCGGAGTTCCAAGTTGAAGAATTGAGAGAGCCATAATAACCGCTGGCTTGTGTAGTTGGCCCTGCATAGCGTAACTGTAAAAGTAAATCATCGGATGAAGTAGCCGCCGAAATGCTTTCAATTACCACCATGTATTGCTTGTAGGTGCTTGTAAATACATTGTCAAATGCTTGACCTGCAACATTAGAAAATGCAGTACGGGCGATCAATGTCAATCCGCTTGCTGCTGTTGCTGGAGTTGCCCATTTCAATCCTGTGGCTGTTGTTGAATCAGCCGTGAGAACTTGGTTATTCGTTCCGACCGCTAAGCGAGCAGGGGTGTCATTAGCAGTAGCTGTAATGATGTCACCTTTAGCATCGACAATCGCGTTCTGGATAGCATTGGAGTCATCCTGTGCAACCCATGTGAAGTCCATGTCTGAGTTAGTTGCCTTGGATAGCACTTGACCAGTAGTGCCACCTTTGAGATCGAGCAGTGAAGCATCGATTGCATCGCCTAGACCCTCGATGGCAGTTGCGCCATTCTTGACTAGGTCGGTACTGGTCGGTACAGGCCAGCCGAAGTTAGGGGTTGTTGTTGCCATTAGGTTAGAGCTCCGATCGCTTTAGACCACTGTAGTGTACCATTTACGCCACTCCAGATGGTGTTAGTTGGAAGTACTGTTGCCCATGTTGGAGCAATTAGTGAGAAGTCTGTAGGTGAGACATAGATGGTAATGTCCACAAAGGTTGGAGTGGCTCTCATAGAGATACCCTCTACAAAGCCTGAGAAGTACCCTTCGAACATGTTGAAGGGTAGGTTAGTAATAACTACTGGCTCACCAAAGAAAAGGTTTATAAGGTCATCTCTGAGGGCATCTGGCATAAGAGGATTGTCAAGTCTAAAAGTAATCTGGTCTAGTTGAGTTCTAGGCGTGGCGCGTAAGGCTAGATCGCGAGTAACGATGTCTGTGATGTCTGCCAAGTAGCGGATATTAGAGTCAAAGGATCGCTGATAGCGTCCATAGGTGGCAATTGATGGATCATCTGTTGCTGAATATGTGCTGCCGTAGTCGTTGCCATAACGCACAATCTCGCTGTTGCGGATCTTGCCGATTTGTAGGATTGACTTAACACTGGCTGGGGCTGCATAATTGCCGTCTAACTCAGTTGACCCATTAGCTGCTAGATAAGTGCTTCTATGATCCGCGTCTGCATATGAGACCCGTCCCTGCTTGTCTTCGTAGAGCGTTCCAAGTGCTGAATCTGCAATCTGCTGAACTAAGGTCTGTGTGTTGCGATCTGCTGCGCTGAGGTTATCCATCTGATAAAGACCAGTATCAATCTCACCAAGTCCGACATTCTCCGCATTAGCCCATGTAGTAGTCGAATCGTAATCAACCCATTCAAGAGTAGGTGCTACTTCTTGCCATTGATTGACGAGAAGATCTGAAAGGATAGTTGAGATCTGAACGCCATCTAAGTCATGAGCTATAGCAGCTGTGTAAATGGCTTTAGGCAATTTAGCCAAAGCACCGACTGCAAGAATTGTGCCAATAGTTACAAAGCCTGTTTCCTCTGGGCTTCTGACAGATGTCGTAAAGTCTGAGACTGTGCCACCGAATACAGGCACATATGTGCCACCACTGTCTTTAAGTTCTAGAGTCAAAGAATCTGTAACATCGATGTCAAAGAGGGCATTGGTCGAATTGACAATATCCATCCGAGCATAACCTGCTTGGCATTGCCGATCGATGTCGATGCGACCAGTCGTGACATTAACAGCGGTTACATTGGTATAGACAGTAGTGCCTACAGTAATACGCCATTCTGGAAGCCATGTCATACTGCAAGAAGTCCTGTTGCGCTTGTGCCACGCTGGTAAGACTGACGGACAACATCTTCTACAGCTCTAGCAATAGCCTCTGGATCACCGATTCCAGCCTGAATTGTGATGTTGTAAGCATTAGCAGCTTGTGCTGCATAGCGTGAACCACTAACCGCACCTGCAACACCTGCACCGCCTGAAAGACCCTGGAAAAGGGATGAGCGAGCAATTGATTCCAGATCAATGGTAGAAGCCATCTGACTTGCAGCCGATGCATTCTCCATGTCCAACAGATCAGCAAAAGCATTAGCGCGAGCCGATGCAGCTTCTGCATATTCAAGAATGGCGTCAATAGATCCACCCGCTGTTGATATTGGCGAAATGTAATCTCCTGCTGGGATTCCAGAGCCTAGAGATGCGCTTGTTGGAATTGCTGCTTTAGCCTGGGCATTAGCCTGAGAAAGCAGTTTTAACATCTCTGCAATCTTGGCTAGAGCAGAATCAAGGTTTGTTAAATCAATAAGATCTTTAGGCTTTAGGCTGTCAAGGATTGACTTGATATCTGCAAGCTTTACATTCTGCATACTTAATGCCCCAAGGACTTTAAGATCTGCATTGAGTTTATTGGTTGCAGCAATAATGGCTGCTTCATCCTTAGCAGCAATAGCATCTTCTAGGGCAAGGATTGAACGCTTGACATTTAGACGAGCAGTATCATTGGCAATCTGGAGAATCTGGGATTGGCTGGTTGCCTTGCCTAATTGCTCAGCCTGAGATGTAAGAGCTGCTGCAATCTGGATCTTGTCCATATCAAAGATTTCATTACCCTTGTTAAGAGCAAGACTAGCCTTATCGATTGCTGCTTGTAGTCGCTTATCCTTGAGGATCTTTGCCTGATTAGCGGCTTGAACGCCTGTAAGTCTAGCCAATGCAGCTGCATTCTTTTTAGCAATCGCATCTGCACGCTGGGTATCCTGTGAGGATACAGTCATTGAGATGTTGCCAAAGCCCTTGCCATCACCGAATAAACCGCCAGATGGTGCAAAGAAACTAGGATTCTTGAAAATGTCCTTAGTGATCTGGATAAACTTTCCAGTCTCGCGCAAGAAGCCAGCAATTGATTCAGCTGCTCGATCGATCTTACTGATTAAGTCATCAATCGAAGATGAGTTAGATGCAGTCACAAAAGCATCGACTAGACCCTTGCCAATAGTTTCCTTGGCGTTATTACCTGCAACACTTAGTCTAGCCAATGAACCTGCATAGGTATCAGCTGCTTCTGTAGCTTGACCTGCAAAGAGTGTCGATAGGCGCGCTTGGATCTCCTCGAATGATGAGGATGTGAGCTCTGCCTTTGTAAGTCCTACACCCAAGCGACCTAATGCTTGAGTTTGCCCTAGGTATGCCTTTTGCAAGCTTTGAGAAACTTGGGTGAGTGACTTGCCAGTTCCAGCTGCGATGTCAAGTGCGAGTCCAAGCAATTCCTGAGACTTAGTGACATCGCCTGTGGCACGCAATAAGCGATCCATGGCTGGACGAAGTTCGTCATCAAGCACGCCAGTCTGTAATTCTAGGCGAGAGATAAAGCCATTAACTGTGGCTGCATTTGAGCCATAAGCAAGCCCTAGATTCTTAAGAGTTTGACCTAATGCTCTGGCTGCTTTGTCATCTTCTGCAAAAGCCTTAACAGATGCCTTGCCAAAAGAGATAATTGCAGCTGTGCCAAGTGCTAAACCTAAATTACGAGTAAGGCTCTTAGTGCTTTTATTTAGTTTGGTGATCGCTGTATCGGCTTGCTTAAAACCTTTGCCATCGAGTTTTGAGCCAATGTTAATATCTATAGCCATTAGGCAGCCTTACTAAAGGTAGTAGTTTTAGATCTGTCATAAAACTTGCGCTCTGCTTTGTCAATTGCTTTGATCGCTGCGCCATAAGCCTTGCCCTGATCTTGCGCCCATGCTTTAAGAATCAAGCGACCTCGACCTTTTAAGCTGCTGGTCAATGGTGGAAGATTCTCAATGAACTTAGTTCCAGCATTAGGGTTATTAGATCGGCTTACTTTCTTAGAAGTGCCACCTGCTTTAGGGCCGACCCAAGGTTGCCCTTGTCCGTTATTGGCTCTACCTGCTGTTTCATAAATTGCACCGGCAACAGACTTATTAAAGATTGTGGCATTAGAAGTAAAGCCAGACTTAGTAGTTCTGCCTTGCTTGGTAGTAAAGCCAATGCCAGCACGAATAGTGCCAGCGTTATAGATAGGAAACTTAGCCTCGGAGAATGAGCGACCAGCCCAACCAGACATAGGAGAATCAGAAGGCACAAAACCCCTAGCCTTTTTAGCAATAGGAGCTAGTGCAATTCTGAGTTCTTTGTTCAATTCTTTGTTTAGATCTGGAGCGAACTGGCGAATAGCCTTGCGAGTTTGCTTAACGCCTTCTACTTTTACTCGCATCGCTCACCTCTTTCGCTTCATCCTTGAGCCCTTGCACTAATGCATCGAGCATAGTCTTATCTAGATCTAATAACTGCTGTGGCGCAATCCCCAATCTAATGCTCAAGCGAGCGATTAGATAGGTGAATGGAAGATCGCGCTTTAAGCTAAAGGGTCTGAATCAAGCACCTCGACACTTTTAAGTGTCTCAATGAAATCCATACCAAAAGGCTTAACAGACTCACCTGACCTGCGTGTTACTTCCCATGCTAACCAATAGACATCGCTCTGCTTTTCTTCATCGCGGAACGCCTTATGGAAGCCCTTTTTAGCGTACTGCTCGAACGCATACTCCACTGCTGGAGTGATCTCGCCTTCTAGTACACTTCCATCTTGTCGAACTATCTTTAGTCTTGCCATGGTTTGCCCCTTTGTTTAGTTTTTTAGAATGTGCCTGTTGTTGTTACTGCAACAGTTGAGTTAGCAGTAAATGTGATTGACTGTGTGCCAATGTCACCAACAGCACCATTGATGTCTGTTGTGTTGTTCACTAGAAGTGAGACAGTGTAAAGAGGATTAGTAGCAGATACTGCTGTTCCCTTTTCCTGTAGGAATACTGCTGTGACAGTTGTGCCCCAGGCTGCTTGTAGTGTTGCCAATACATTTGCAGATGCTGTGTCATTGAGGAAGTCGATTGTCACTGTTGATGACTCTAGACCCTTAACGAACTTATGTGCTGAGTCACCCATTGCGGTTACTTCTAGCTCATCGAATACGCGGTTGATTGTTACTGCTGTGACATGGTCTGAAAGATCAACGGAGTTAATCTTCACACCGACTTTGTTATTTAGAAATACAGCCATGAGATTATTCCTCGTCTTTCTTAGTAGTTACTGGCTTTGGTGCTGGTGTGCTTACTTGCCCGATTTTCTTCAGGAAGTCAGCGTTTTCTTGTTCCCACTCGGACATGTTTAGCTCCAACTCGTTAGGATTGATACGGACATCTCGCAGCTGAGAAGGTCTCCCGATGCAGCGTTGAGAATACTTGGTGCGCTTATTGCGCTTACATTATAGGTCAAAGATGATGCAGCAAGCTTTGCGAACACGCCACAGACTGTGTCCTCGATGCCGTTAAGGTTTCCCTCATTGTCAAAGAGTGGCACTGTCATGATGATCTTGAAGTTAGCCATTGGGCTAATAGTGATGTGTTGGTTATTGCTTGGTGTCAGATAAGGATCATCTGGAGACACGATTACAGAGTTAGCAAGGACTGTGCTTGGTGGAAAGGCAAAAGTCTGCCACTTAGCGTTATCGACTAGGGCGGTTGCTAATGTAGTTCTAAGAGTAGTGATGGCAACAGGCATTATCCCACCATCGAATTAGGGCTTAGCGCATGTGCGATCAATCCTCGCACCTTAGCGAGAAGCTGTGCGCTCATTCGGTAAGGGCTTGGCTGGAAATCGACAGCGTTACTGCCTGAAAGGGTGGCTGTACGCGCTTGCCAGATTTCAACAGATATCATTAAAGCTGCTTGCTGAACCGCTGTGTCGGTTGAATAATCTGTTGGTAATGCTGCAACAGTACCGAATGGCTGGATGGCATGGATGCCTTGATCTGCTCCAGTAGCAGCATATGAAAGTGAATTAGCACCAATGGCAGTAATTGTCTTAGTGCCGTTATAAGGGCTTCCGTTCTTTGTGATTGTAATGCTCTGACCAACATAGAACATCTTTGAGATGCTTGAATCAAAGTAAAGAGTTGCCACATTGTCTGTGAGGCTTTGATGGGTATTGTAGATCTCGTTCTGCCAAAGCATAGGCAGAAGGACTACATCTGTACTGTCACAGACTTCTTGAAGGGTTGCATCGGGATACAAAGTACCGACTCCGAGTGTTGCGCGGAGTTCTGCGACTGTTGTAAGTGCCATGTGCAATCCTTTCTAAAGACTCTGAGGGGTAGAGGGCTACTACCCCTCAGAGCGACTTAGTGAGTTATTACTGCTTGTTGTTCTTGAATGCGCCAGCTGCAACCTTAGTAGCGATTGCACCGAATCCGTAGTAACCGATTGTTACTGATCCGTTAGCTGTTGATTCTGCACGCAAGCGGTATGTTGGTGACTCGTACCATGTGTATGCATCTGGGTTCACGATAAGGATAGTTCCATCGCCATCGCCAGCGTTTGTTGGATCAACATATAGGTTGAGTCCTGCAACATTGCCTGTCAATGATGTTGGTGCTACTTGACCGCCAGCGTTCATTGGCTGTGACGCTGTGTAGATTGGGCGTCCTGCATCGTTTAGAGACATGATGTTTGACCATTGTCCTGTTGATACAACCATGTTGCGAGCGAATGGGTTAGGTAATCCTGCTGTTGCTGCATAAACCGCAGATGAACCGCGAGCAACGATACCAAGCAACTCTGAAGCTGTTGGGTATGTTGTTGTGGTTGTTGCGTCTAGTGCTGCACCTGAGATAAGAGCAGCGTTGACTGCTGCGTTTGTTGACTTTGCATAAGCTGCTGCCATGTTGCGCACTAGCTCATCAAAGAATGCTGGAGATGTACGATCTAGCAATTCAACAGAGAATGTCTGCTGTCCTGCATATTTCTTAACATCAACAGAAAGGAACGCTGCGTTCTGATCTGTGTCTGAAAATGCTGCGTTCTCTGCTGCTACTGCAACTGTTGGCATTGCTGTGATCTTTGGGATCTCAAATGTCATACCTGCATCAGGAAGCACTCCGCGTGAGATTGCATCAATGCTTGGACGGATTGTTGTTCCTAATGGGTTGATGATTTCTGACAACTGGCGTGTTGGTACTAGACCTGCGTTGTCTGTTGTGTCATCTGCTGCGCGTAGGTATTGACGAGCTGACTCATCGCCTAGTGCTGCGCGGATTGTGTTCTCTGCATACTTAGCTGCAGTGATTTCAATGCGTGGCTTTGTGAAGTATGCTGCTGATACAGTTGGGCGAGCAGCTTCGACCGCTGGTGCTTCAACTGGTGTTGCTTCGACTGCTGAAGTGGTTTCTTCCACGATGGCTGTCTCGCTTTCTGTTGGTTGGGTTGGTTCTTCCACAGCAGATTCTTCTGCTGCAATATCAGTAACCTGAGCAGACTTAAATGCTGGCTCGGTTACTAAACTTACTTCGACCAAGCGAGCAGCGGATACATATGTCACGCCATCCTTGATCTTTGACTTGAGGACTTCTGCACCGATTGACAGACCGCTCTGCAATCCTTCTTCTGCAAGGATTAGAGCTTCTGTACCGCGCTGTGACCGACTGATAGAAAATACTGCATCGATTGAGTTCTCTGATTCGCTAAAAGAGACCATGCGACCCAAAGGCTTCTTTGTGTCGTGTTGGCTTAGCAATTTAATTGTTTTAGGATCTTCGATGTTAATAGATCCAGAGGCAAAGATTACCTTGCCCATGTTGGTCGATCCTGCTTCGACATTAAGAGGCACAATTTTGCCTGAAACTGTGCGACTTGCTGAGTCTGCTGTGAGATCAGCTGAGAAGGTGATTACTTGGTTCATTCTAGACCATTGCTTCCGTTAGGTGTTAGATCTGTCATTTCCATAGCTTGTTCCTGGGTAACCAGATTAAGGGCTAGGAGTTTCTCAATTACTGCAAGCTCTTGCAGTGGGTCAGTACGCAAGAAGTTCTTGTCAATATCGAACTTAACAACATTACCGCGAGCAGTGATGTCATCCATCGATAAGCGATCTTCAATTGCTGTAATAAAAGGCTGTAAAGATAGCGTTAAGAATTGCTTTCGCTCATCATTTACATTCTGGTATGTGTAACTTGAGTTCTGATCTGCTGAGACATAGATTGCTGGAACATTGCACAAGCGAGCAATCTCTGTTGCAAGATTTTGGATTGCCTCGTTGTACATCATGTCTTTAGGTGAGAATCCAACAGTCTTATAATCTAAAGTGCTTGTAAGATAAGCAGTAGAGTTATTCATGCGGGCTTTCTTCCATGCCGCTAATAACCCTTGAACTTCTGCCGGTGGAAGGTCAGCCCCTGAGTTCTGAATGAAACCAGTGCTCATTGGAGTTGCTGCTGCAATTGCTGCTGATTTCTGTACATCGATAGCAGCGCGAATTGTCTGCACTCCAGTGTTTAGGATTCCATCGCCAAGTGACTGGAATGTAACGAGAGATCCCAATCCGTCCATTGGTAATGTCATGCCATCGACTGCATAAGATCTAACAAAAGTATTTGTGCTATCAAGTGTTGCAGTAACTCGATGATTAGCAATCCACTCAAAGCGAGATGGACGACCATCTTCCTGGTAAACCTCGACAACCTTCCAGAAGGCTTGCCCATAAAACAATAATGAATCAACAGTCCATGCAATCGTTACTGATCGTGGCTGTGAATATGAAGGCTGCTCTAACCATGCAGGTGAGCCAAGTTCTTCATTTGTAGATTTCTTATAAAGCTCTAATGGAATCGCACCGATTGTGCCACAGAGTAAATTGCGACAGCGCATCAATGCTGGAACAGAGATTGCTTCGCTTCTTCCAATAAATGCATACTGGAAAGGCATCGCATAAGGTGAGTACTCGCCAAGCACTTGAGGTGCTGACTGAGCTTGTAATTGTGGCTTAGGTTCTAGCCCGAATGTTTGCAATATGCGACCCATAGACATAAATGGTAGCACATGTCAAGTATTTGACATACCAATCTAGGTGTGTCTAAGTAAATATTTGTGGCTTAGCCACTGGAAGCATTAACTTGCTTACGACCATTGCCAGACCAATAGGAGCTGAGATATCTCCAGCACTCTTTCTCTTGATAATGCGCCAAGCCGAATCATTGACCTTGGCTGCACAGTTATTCATCTGCTGGATCAATTCTTCTTGCCCATTATGAACGACTCGATGATTGACCAAGCCTTCTAGCAAGTCTCCACAGGCTTTGTAGAACTGCTGCCCTGAGACATCCTCGACCATGACTCCAGCATTGGCTAGGCGATCTGCGATTGTCTGGGTTGCGTACTTGTCAAAGCACACAAGCCTTGGCTTATAAATGTCGCACCAAGCCTTGATAGAAGCTGCCATCTTTAACTCATCGATGGCTACTTGTGAGCTGTAAGTCTCTAGAATCCCGATGCCAATCCTTCCATCTGGAAGAAGTTGTCCTGCGACCAATGATCCGTTCCTGCGTGAAGGACTGACATCGAAACCGAATACAGTATAAGCCCCTGGGCTCATTTCTAGCGTGTTATCCGATGTATCTTCTAAGATTCCATGTGGCCAAGGACTGCTTAGCGAATCGATCCACTGGCAAAGAGTTTCAGTACGCGTGTTTTCAATTGGTGAAGTCGCAATCGCTTCTTCAATCGCTTCTTCTGTGATGGTGTATCCCAAAGAGGGGTTAGCCAAAGCCCATGCATCGCGATCGGTTATCTTGCAGTATTGAGGAGCTGAGTATTCATAGAATCCAAAAGACTTGGGCGGGTAGTCGATAGCTCTTTCTCGTAGGTCGTTGAGTACAGTGCTGAAAGCGTCTCCTGCATTAGAGGTAAGAAGCGTCTGAGAGTTTGGGTGAGCTCTAGTTGTAGGAGTAGCAGCTCTAAATCCATCTTCTGTGATCTCTCGGACTTCATCGATGTAGAGCAATCCATTGACTGATCGACCGCGAGAGCCGTCTCTAGTTGCCGCAACAACATCGAGCCTTGCTCCAGATAACATCTCAATTGACTCTGTGCCGTTAGCGTGTCTGATTTGCTTAACAAATCCTTTGAGGTGGTCATTGTTCTCCAATAGGTGAGTGATTTGTCTGAAGGTGTCTAGTGCCATGCTTCTGTTAGAGGACATGATCAGGACATTAGTTTCCCACTTAATCAAGTGCGCCAGTATCAGCATACGCGCTAAGTGCGTCTTTCCATTCTGACGAGCTACGAGAATGAGGTTTGTCTTGCGTATCCATGAGCCTTTCTTGTCCACAGTGAGCATGTCTTTAAGGACGAACTCTTGCCACGGCAATAAAGGGATCTTGACTATCTCACAGAGGTCTTTTACATCTTGCAGCTTGTTTGCGCCCTTTAGTAGAGGGCTGTGAAGCCTCGGCTTAGTTGCCCCTCGTATGGCTTTGGACTTCTTGGGTGGATTTGTCATTGACTCGGATTGGGTCGGGTCTTAAATGGACTGTCCAGCATCGTCTCGGACTGCATCGGGGACGGATGGACTGA